CTATGTTATTTCTGTCGATGTTGGTAGAAAAGGATGTGCGTCTGTTGCTTGTGTGTTTAAGGTGACTCCTCAACCACAAGGAAATGCTCTAAAAACTTTAGTAAATATCTACACATATGATGAAGAGCATTTCGAAGACCAAGCTATTAATCTAAAGAAATTATATCACAAATACAATGCTCGTTCTATTGTAATTGATGGTAATGGTTTAGGTATAGGATTGGTTGATTATATGGTTAAGAATCAAATAGACCCAATAACAAATGAAACTTGGTTCAATTTTGGTGTTGAAAATGATGACGAAGGGTTCTATAAGAAATATAAGACTGAGGATACAATACAGGATGCTATGTATATAATTAAAGCAAATGCCCCAATAAATACTGAAGCACATGCTAATGCTCAATCACAGTTAAGTTCTGGTAAAGTTAAATTCTTATTAGATGAAAGAACTGCTAAGGCTAAATTGTTAAATACTAAGTTAGGTCAGAATATGACACCTGAAGAGAGGGCAGAATACTTGAAACCTTTCACTCTTACTTCAATATTAAAAGAGGAAATGATGAATCTTCGTGAAGAACATGATGGAGTTAATATTATATTAAAACCAGCAAATAGAAGCATCAAGAAAGATAAATTTTCTGCTTTTGAATATGGTTTATACTACATTAAACAACAAGAAGACAGCAAAAAAAAGAAGAAGAAATTCAATGTTAAAGATATGCTATTTATGAATTAGGAGGTAGAATAATGGCTAGAGCTTCAAGAGGAGAAATAAAGATAGAAGAAATATTAACTAGAGCTGGTTTACCATTTAAAATGGAATATGAGTTTCCAGACTTGGTTAGTTCAAGTGGAAGACCACTAAGATTTGACTTTGCGGTTTTCGATGATGATGGGAACGTTGACTTTTTAATTGAGTTTCAAGGAGTTCAACATTATGAAGCTGTTAAACAGTTCGGCGGCAAAAAAGGGCTGTTTAGACAAAAGTACAATGACAACCAAAAGAGAATATACTGTGGAAGAAATGATATTCCGTTAGTAGCAATTCCTTATTGGGATGAAAATATTTTAGATTTAGACTATATTTTAGAAAGAGCAGGATATTAAAAAATTTATCAATATTTTACACTTAAAGAGTCTTGACAAAAGGCTCTTTTTGTGGTATAATAATATTGAAGAGGAGGTGTCTAAAATAAGACAAAGGACGACAAGAAGAATGGTAATTGAACAACCTCAATCTTCTAACTCAGACTTAACTCATATGAACTATCAAGAGTTTGCTAAATTAAGAGTTGGTAGTAAAACACTTGATGATGCGACTTTAGACTTGGGTTCATTAAAGAAAGTCGACAGAGCTTTAACAGACAAAAACCAGATTATAACTGCTATTAATAACAGAGACTATGCTTTCATGAAGAATGTTTCTAATTTCTTCTATGAAACAAGTGGTATCTATGGCAGACTTGTCAGATACTTAGCTTATTTATACAGATATGATTGGGTATTAACACCCTACGTAAACAGCGACACAATGAAACCAGATAAGGTTTTAAATGAGTTCTCTAAGGGTCTTACATACTTAGATAATTTTAATGCCAAGCTGGTATTCGGAGACGTTGCTTTAAAAGTGGTTAAAAATGGTTGCTACTACGGATACATAGTTGATAATGGTACTAGACCAGTATTACAAGAACTACCAACAGAATACTGTAGAGCAAGATATTTTGTAAATGGAAAACCTTTAGTAGAGTTTGATATTAAATTCTTTGATGATAACTTTAGAGATATAACTCAAAGAATGAACGTAATTAAATCTTTCCCTAAAGAATTTGCTCAAGGATATGTCGCTTATAAAAATGGAAGATTAAAAACTGACTCAGATGATACTAGACCATGGATAACCCTAGACCCACAATACGCTTGTAAATTTTCTTTAAATGGCTCAGATATGCCGATTTTAGCTGCGGTAATTCCAGCAATAATTGACTTAGATGAAGCTCAAGAATTAGATAAGAAGAAAATGCTACAAGAACTATTAAAGATAATCATTCAAAAAATGCCAATAGATAAAAATGGTGAATTAATATTTGATATAGACGAAGCTAGAGACCTTCATAACAATGCGGTAGCTATGTTATCTAAGGCAATAGGAGTAGACATACTTACTACTTTTGCTGATATTGAAGTGGCTAACTTATCAGATAAAAATTCAACAGCTTCCAAAGACGATTTACAAAAAGTTGAGAGAGCTGTTTATAATGAAGCTGGTATATCTCAAATGCTTTTCGCAACAGATGGTAATTTGGCTCTTGAGAAATCAGTTGCCAATGACGAAGCTTCAATGTATAACTTGCTATTACAATTTGAGAGATTTATGAATGACTTATTAGATATTAATCTTAATAAAAATCCTAAAAAGCTACAACTAAAGGCTACAATGTTAACTACAACAATATATAACTACAAAGAAATTGCTAAGTTATATAAAGAACAGGCAACTTTAGGATATTCAAAAATGCTACCTCAAATTGCCCTAGGACAATCTCAAAGTTCAATTCTAGCTACAGCTTACTTTGAAAATGAAGTCTTAAAACTTGCGGAGTTAATGGTGCCTCTACAAAGTTCTAATACTATGAGTGGAGAAACTCTAAAAGCGCAAACTAAAGGCAAAGAAACTGAAAAGGCTGCGGCGACTATGGGACAAGAAAAGAAAGTTGGAAGAGCTGAAAAGCCTGATGACCAAAAATCTGAAAAAACAATACAAAATAAAGAGAGTATGAGTTAGGAGGATAACATGAATAGAAGTATTCCAAAAGGTTCACATTTAGAGTTTGTTAATATTCAACCTCTTAACCCTTTAATCTCTAAGTGTGAAATAAAAGTTTTATACACTGGTAAGAACAGAAATAGAAGTTTTATCAGTAAAGAGGTTGCTACAAAGATGGCTAATTCACTACCAGGAACTCCTATTGTAGGACAGTATTTTTATCAAACTGGAGACTTTGGAGACCATGGAGAGGAAGAGTTAGTAATTGACGATAAAGGATTAAGATTTATAAAAAGCACTGTTCCTTATGGATTTGTTGCCACAGACGCAAAAGTATGGTGGCAAAACTTTGTTGACAAAGATGGAGTTGAAAGAGAATATCTTTTAACAGAAGGCTACTTATGGACTGGAAGATATCCAGACTGTAAGAGAATAATAGAAAAAGGAAACCATCAGTCAATGGAGCTTGATAGAGATTCTCTTGTGGGAGAATGGTCTAAAATAAGCGGAGAATGGTCAAAATTTGAAAATGACGAACACGAGTATTTTATAATTAGTGATGCGGTATTCTCAGCACTATGTATTTTAGGCGAAGATGTTGAACCATGTTTCGAGGGAGCTAACATTACCAAGAAAGGTGGAATAATGTATTCTCTTGATAGAGACGAGTTCAAGGAAAAGATGTTAGATTTTATGGCAGATTTAAAAGATGCTTTAAATAATTTAGAATGTGAAGGAGGAAAACAAGTGGAAAACTTAAATAATCCAACAATTGAAACTCCAGTAGTAGAAACTCCAGAAGGAGAAACAATAACTGAACCTGTTGCTGAAGAAACAGTAGTTGAAGAAGTTGTTGAAACTCCAGAGTCTATAGAAGGAGCTGAAGCTGCTGAAGGTGAAGAATCATCTGAAGGGGTTGAAGAAGATTTCGCTAAAAAGAAAGAAGAAGACGAAGCCAATGAAGAAGATTCTAACTCAGAAGATAAAAAAGAGTCTAATTCTGAAGAAGAAGATGACAAAGAAAAGAAAAAGAACTATTCTTTAGAAGAAGTTGTTGAATATCAAGAACTTTTAACAAAATATGCTGAATTAGAAGGACAATTCAACGCAATCACTGAAGAGCTAAACTCAATTAAACCTGAGTACAACAAATTAAAGGAAAAAGCTATCGAGGCTGAAGAAAAAGCTAAGGAAGATATGATTAATTCTTTCTATATGCTTTCAGAAGAAGATAAGGCAGAAGTTAGAGCAAACAAAGCAAACTTCTCTCTTGAAGACATCGAGGCAAAACTTTCTGTAATTTGCGTAAGAAAGAAGGTCAATTTTGACTTAGAAGAGTCTTCTAAAAATGAAGATAATACAGAGACACCTATAACAACTTTTAATGTTGGAGATAGTCATGACGCAACACCAGCTTGGTTAAGAGCTGTAGACGCAGTGGC